TTGTAATATTAAACATTACTGAAAACGATGTATCAGAGCAAGGAGGTTGGCCATTCCCTAGAAGAAGTCTTGCAAAAATTCAAGTAGATCTTATTAATGCAGGGGCTATGGGAGTTGGTTGGGTTATAGGATTTCCACAAGCTGATCGTATGGGTGGTGATGAAACCTTTGCTACTACTTTAGGTTATGCACCATCTGTGCTGGCTATGTTTGAAAACGCAAATGGTAAGTATCCTAAAACAACTGGAACAGTTATAAAAGGTAATGATGTAGGTGGTATGTTTACACCAGGCGTTATACAAAATATTGATATCTTACAAGATCAATCAAATCAAGGTATAGCAAGTGCACCGGTTGATATAGATAATTTAGTTAGAAAAATACCATTATTATTAAAAACACCAGATGGATATGTATCTTCTTTTGGCACAGAAGTCTTAAAAGTATTAACAGGTGCTAAAACTTACATTATCACTACAAATGATAATGGTATACAAGAAATATCAGTCAGAGGAATACCACCAGTTAAAACAGATAGTCTTGGTCGTAAGTGGATTAGTTGGGTTAATACACCACAAACAACATTAAATGAAATGGATGTAGCAGGTAAATTTGTTTTTGTTGGAGTCACTGCACCAGGAATCATGCCGCAAGTTGCAACTCCGGTTGGATTATTAGAGCCACATAAAATTCAAGCTGCATTATCTGAGTCAATTTTGTTAGAAAACTCTCCTTTTATCCCAGATTTTGCTCTTGCGTTGGAAATATTAATTTTTGCAATATTTGTGTCGTTGACATGGCTTGTAATTAACTATCTTGGTATAACCAAAGGCGTAAGTCTAGCTGTAATTTTACTCTTTACTACAAGCCTTACAGGAGCTTATAGCATTCAAAAGGGTTATTTAATAGATTTTTCGTGGACTTTTGTATCACAATTTATTACTGGTGCTATAGCTTTCTATTTAAACTTTAGAAAACAGTTTAAATTGCGTCAACAAATTAAAAAACAATTTGAACATTACTTAGATCCAAGGCAAGTTAAAAAACTACAAGATAATCCTGGATCATTAGTTTTGGGTGGAGAACGAAGATATTGCACATTTTTATTTACAGACGTTAGAGGATTTACGGCAATGTCTGAAAAGTTAGAGCCAGAAGAAGTAACTAAAATTATGAACAAAGCATTAACAATTCAAGCTGATGCAGTAAAAGAATATGGGGGTATGGTAGATAAATACATAGGTGACGCTATGATGGCTATCTTTAATGCACCAATAGATTTACCAAACCATGAAACTGCTGCTGTTCTTTGTGCTAGAGACATTCAAGAAAACATTAAAAAAGCAGATATTGATGTTGAAATTGGCGTGGGAGTAAATAGCGGTTTTGCAGTAATTGGCAATATGGGTAGCAATACTAGATTTGACTATACTGCTATAGGAGATGCTGTAAATCTTGCAGCAAGACTTGAAAGCTCTACAAAGGAGGTTGGAGAAGATATTGTTATAGGTTATGATACGATTAATGCAAAAGATTTTAGTGATCAAATAACCCTAAAAGAACTTGATAGCATAAAGGTAAAAGGCAAAGAAAAATTTATAAATATTTATACAATCTTATGACAAATTCAAATGAAGCAATAACTAAAATAGAAGCACACGAAAGAGAGTGTACAATTAGGTACTCAAATATAGAAAAAAGATTAGAAGACGGCTCAAAGCGTTTTGACAAGTTAGAAAACATGATATGGGCTGTTTATCCGTTTATTTTACTTTCTGTGGTTTTATCTAGATTTGTATGAGCAAAATACTAATAGGCATAATACTTGTTATGTCTCTTATTACTTTTTATTTATATAATCAAAACAAAGTCCTTTCAGCTAACAACCTTGCATTAGAAGGTGCTGTAGCCACACAGGAAGAAGCCATACAAAACTTACAAAACGATTTTCAACTACAAACTTCTAGTTTATTAGATTTACAAAGTCGCAATCAACAAATTCAACAAGAAATGACAAGGTACCTTGACATATTCAAAAGACACAATCTAACCAAATTAGCAGCAGCTAAACCAGGTTTAATAGAACCTAGGGTAAACAAAGGAACAAAAGATGTATTTGATAGCATTGAAGAAGACAGCCGTAACATTGATAGTCTTGATGATGGCTTGCAGTTGCAGTCTGCTACCAACTAAACAAATAGAAATTACTGCAAAACCAATGGAAAGAACCATTGTTCAACCTATTATGCCTAGACAAATAGATCTTAAGGATCCGTATTGGTATGTTGTCTCTGATAAAAATATAGAAGAATTTTTAGCAAAAGTTGAGAAAGACCAAGGTCAAGTGGTATTCTTAGCTATGTCTGTGCCCGATTACGAGCTTATGGCATATAATATGCAAGAATTAAAAAGGTATATAAATGAACTTAAAGAAGTTGTTGTCTATTATAAAACAGTTACTACAAAGGAGCAGTAATATGAATATATCACAAGAAGGCTTGTCCCTTATTAAAAAGTTTGAAGGCTGTGAATTAGAGGCATATAAATGTGCTGCTGGTGTTTGGACAATAGGATATGGTTCCACTAAAGGTGTTAAAGAAGGAGATGCTATTACTCAAGAAGAAGCAGATAAATTACTTTTACATGAAATGGAAGAGTACGAAGGTTATATTAATGATATGGTTAATGTTGATTTAGAACAAAACCAATTTGATGCTATGGTTTCTTGGGTATTTAACTTAGGACCTGCTAATCTAAAAGCTTCTACTTTATTAAAAGTATTAAATGCTAAAGATTATGAAGGCGTACCAGCACAAATAAAAAGATGGAACAAGGCTGGAGGCAAAGTGTTACAAGGTTTGATAAGAAGAAGAGAAGCGGAATCTTTGTTGTTTGCAGGCAAAGAATGGCATGAGGTTTAAAAATGCCGTTGCAGAAACTTACATTTAGACCAGGTATTAACAGAGAAGGTACTGCTTATGATAACGAAGGCGGTTGGTTTGACTGTAATCTAGTTCGTTTTCGTAAAGGTAGACCAGAAAAGTTTGGTGGTTGGGAAAAATCAACAACTAATACTTATTTAGGAACAGCAAGGGCTTTACATCCTTGGATTTCTTTAGAGGGTACAAAATTTTTAGGATTAGGTACAACTTGGAAATACTACATAGAAGCAGGTAATGCTTTTAATGACATAACCCCTATAAGAGCTACTACAGCAGCAGGTGATGTAACATTTTCTGCATCAAATGGTGATGCCACAATTACTGTTGCAGACACTGCTCATGGTGCTGTTAAAAATGATTTTGTAACATTCTCAGGTGCTGCAACTCTTGGCGGTAATATTACAGCCACTGTTTTAAATCAAGAGTATCAAATAACAAATATAGTAAATGCTAATAGTTATACTATTGAAGCAAAAGATACTTCTGGTGCTACTGTAACAGCCAATGCTTCTGATTCTGGCAATGGAGGATCATCTGTTGTTGGTACCTATCAACTAAATGTAGGTCTAGATGTATATGTTCCAGGAACAGGTTGGGGACTAAATGGATGGGGTCAAGGAGCTTTTGGTAGTACATCTGCTTTAAGTGATACGAATCAGCTTAGAATCTGGACGCATGATAACTTTGGTGAAAATTTAATAATAAATCAAAGAAACGCAGGTATATATCAATGGACTGAAAACAATGGCTTGGCAACAAGAGCTGTAGAACTATCTGGGATTTCAGGTGCTAATTTAGTACCTACTAAAGGTTTGCAGGTAATTACATCTGAAAAAGACAGGCACTTAATTGTGTTAGGGTGTGATCCTATATCTGGTTCTGCTAGAACAGGTGTTATAGATCCTATGCTTATAGCATTTAGTGATCAAGAAAATGCATTAGATTTTGAACCATTATCAACTAACACGGCAGGATCTTTAAGATTATCATCTGGTTCTTCTATCATTGGTGGCGTAAAAGCAAGACAAGAAATACTTGTTTGGACTGATACTGCTCTTTACAGTATGCAGTTTATTGGACCGCCATTTACTTTTGGTATTAATTTAATTAATGAGGGTACAGGGTTAATAGGTCCTAAAGCAGCAATAACTACTCCTAGTGGTGTCTACTGGATGAGTTACAACAACTTCTATACCTATAATGGTAGTGTGGCAACTTTACCATGTTCAGTTCATAACTACGTGTTTACAGACATTAACCTAACTCAATCATTTAAAATAAATGCATTTACTATTAAAGATAAAAGTGAAGTAGGTTGGTTCTATTGTTCATCTAGTTCTGATGAAATAGATAGATATGTTATGTATAACTATGTTGAAGGTATATGGTTTTATGGACAATTATCAAGAACAGCATGGCTTGATTCAGGCATTGAAAATTATCCTAGAGCTGTAATGAATGGATATTTATATCAACAGGAGAAGGGTTTTGATGATGATGGATCTCCTATGACTAATGTTTACATTGAAAGTTCTGACCTTGATATAGGAGATGGAGAACAATTTAGTTTTCTAAAAAGAATAATTCCTGATTACAAATTTATAGAAGATCAAAATAATGGGCATGTAAATATTGTTTTAAAAACAAGAAACTTCCCTGGTGATTCTTTAACTGTTAACTCAACCAGTGCAATAAGCTCTACTACACAACAAGCTTATGTACGCAGTAGATCAAGGCAAATAGCATTAAGATTTGAATCAGACGATGATGCTACAGATAACGGTAATCTTGGCATAGGATGGAGGTTAGGAGCTACACGTATAGACATAAAGCCAGATGGTAGAAGATGAGCAAACTCTTACAAACTCAATTACCATTAGCAGCAGGATCTGTAGATCCAGAGCTTTTTAATCGTTTAGTTAGAATACTTGAGATTAACCTAGGTGCAATAGATCTTGATAATGTAAGACAGATAAGTGATCCAGAAAAAAACACACTAAAGTTTAATGATGGTAGTATTATATGGAATACAACGGTTGGTGTCCTTCAAGTTTACACAGGCAATAAATGGATTGATATTGGAGAAAGAACACTAGAACAAGGTTTTGAGATGACAAGTAGTGTTGGGAAGGTTACTATTAAGATAGCAGGTAGCACAATAATTACTTTATGAGCAACACAGCAGAAGACCTAAACTATAAAACAAAGAATATTCTTTTAGAACATCCTGCCGACTGGTACATACAAAAAGATACATTTGATGCTGTAAAAAACTCTATAGCACCTATTGTTAGTTTTTACGAAGATAGTGGCGTAGAGCCTAGAAAAGATACCAAGTTAGACAAAATCATTGAAGAACCATTAAAAGATGTGTACACAGTACCATTCTTTTCTGAGAAGTTTTGCGACATACTTTTAGATGAAATGAAGAATTTAGAATCTTATTTTGGCTTTCAACCTAATCCAGAAGAAGATAATTTACGACAAATACCAGAAATAACTTTTCAAGATAATTGTCCTCAAATCTTTCAATCTTTGATGCAAACGATATATACTATAGGCAATCCTATATTTTTGAATATTTGGAATCGCCACGTAGACAGTGGTGCAATACAAATAGCCAACTATAATTTAAGGGATAAAAAACAAGGTGCTTGGCATCATGATGCAAGTGCTGATATTAGTATGGTAGTTCCTTTGAACACTGGAAAGTACAAAGGTGGCGGAACTGAGTTTTTAAAACGTGGTACAGTCGAGCCATTACCTACAGGCCACGCTCTAATTTTTCCGAGTTTTACTCACATGCATAGAGGACTTGCAGTAGAATCAGGAGATAGATACTTATTAGTATTTTGGTTAAAATGTTTACAGGAATAATAGAGCATGAATAGAATAGACAACTCAGGTAAAGGCATAGCAGGTTTAGGAAGAGGAGAAGATTCTATGCTTGCCCACGTAGCACCAGGAGAAATGGTAGTCCCACCAGTTATCTCTCCACAAACACAAGAAATAATTAAAAGAGAAATGATGTCTGCTGGACTAGATCCAAATGAATATACTGTGGGTCAGGGCATGTCTATTAACCCTATTACAGGTATGGCAGAGTTTGGCTTCCTTAAGAAGCTAGGTAAAAGTTTAAAGAAAGTAGTTAAAAAGGTAGCACCTATTGCGGGAGCTTTATTGATTCCTGGAGTTGGTGGTGCATTAGGTGGTGCTCTTAGTAGTGCTGGTGCAGCATTAGGGATACCAAGCGGTATTGGATCAAGTTTTCTAGGTGGTAAAGGTATTTTAGATACCGCTGCAGGTATCAGAGGCGGCATAGGAGGCTTGTTTGGCGGAGGGGGTGGTGAACAACCTGCTCAACAAACTATACAAGAAGGCGATAATGTAGCAAGTACAGGTAGTGGTTTTAATATTGGTAGAGCAATCTTAGGTAAGGGTAATACTCCTGATTTTATTAAAGGTATTGAAGACTCTATCAAAGGCCCAGATGGAAAGTTAGGTGGAGGAGATGGAAGTTTTATGGGTGTTGGTGCAGGCGGTATAAATCCAGGTTTGGCTGCTATGGCTGCACTTTACGGTAAAGCTGTGAAAGATGACTATAAACGTAAAGAAGGTGGACTCAAAGACATAAGGCAATCTGTAAGACCAGATCTTATGCCAGCTCCTACATTTACAGGTTTTGACTTAGGAGTAAGAAAAGCTGCTACTGGTGGCTTACAAGAACTACGACCTAAATTTGCTATGGGCAGATCAGTTATGGCAAACGAATTAGATATGCGTAGTGGTGGTCCTAGCATAGGTCCAGGAACAGGTACAAGTGATGACATACCAGCTATGTTGAGCGATGGTGAGTTTGTAATGACCTCTGCTGCAAACAATGGTTTAGGTGGCTTTAAAGTAACAAAAACAGAAACAGGCATAGAGCTAATACCAAACGGCAAACCAAATAGACAAAAAGGTGCAAAGAACATGGACAAACTTATGAAGACCTTTGAGAATTTTAATAAAATAGGACAAGCATAATGCGTTTTGATATAGGGTCTATTATGGCTCCATTAGGTAATCCATCCAAAATGACAGGTAGAGATCAATTATCTATTGGTGGTATTGGTGGTGGTATGGACTTTGATACAAGTCAGTTTCTCACAAAATCAGATTTACCTACATTTGATACAAGTCAGTTTCTAACTAAAGGAGACTTACCAACTGCTTTGGATAGAGCTTTACAAGAAAGAGTTGGTGCTATTGAAAATAAATACACAACTGGATTTGATGAATTAAATAGAAGTATTGGTAATATACCTAGTTTTGATCCATCTAACTTACAATCTGGTATTGCTGGTTTAAGAGATAGATTAGACAACCTAAATATACCTGAATATAAAGCACCAGACTTATCTGGCTTTGCGAGAATGGAAGATTTGCCACAAATAGATACTAGCAAATTCTTGACTGCTGGAGATTTACCTAGATTTGATCCAAGAGACTATAGGGATGACTTTTTATCTATAGCTAGAGAAGGCATACAAATGCCTGAATACAAAGCTCCTGATTTAAGTGGGTTTGCAAGAAAAGAAGATTTACCAACATTTGACAGAGAAGCATTAAGAAATGAACTGTTTGAAGATATAAGAGGTAGTATTAAAGTTCCTGAAGCACCCGTTTTTGATAGAGATGCACTAATTAAAGATATACGTAGTGGCATAGACATTCCAAAACCACCTCCGTTTGATAGACAAAAGCTTATAGAAGATATAAGAGGTGGTATAGATATACCTCAAGCACCAGACTTATCTGCTTTTGATACTAGATTTGCAGACTTGCAAAAAAGAATTGATGAGCTATCACAAAGACAAGAACCACAACCTTTTGGTGGCGTTGATCTTGGTGGTACACCTATTACTGGTCAAAAAAGTATATTAGGTGACTTCGTACCACCTCCAGGCTATAGAGAAGGAAAAATTGGAAATAATCCTCCTCGAGATCCTGCTGCTGGACTAACACCTATAAGGCAAGACTTACTACCACCCAAGAGTGATGATTTTATGTCTATAGATAGAGTAGGAGATGAACGAACTCCATTTGATCCTAATCTTGGTGGCACACCTACTCCACCAGACACAGGTATGACTGACCCTAATACTAGAATTGGTAATTATGGTTTAGATAGACGATATGGTACTGTGCCTATGATTGCAACCCCTGCACCTACTCCACCAGTTCAACCTGCTCCTACCGAGCCAGCTGCAGTGGCGCCTACGGCTGGAGCAGACCCTACACAAACACAAATGCCTATGGGTGCAATAGATCCTGTCTTATTGCAACAACGAACATCTGAAACATTAACAGATCCATTAATTAGATCTCTATACTTTGGTACTCAAGATTCACCTGGTTTTTATCAACAACTACAACAAGCTGGTGCTAACTTAATTGGTAGTGACGTACCGTTACAACAAACAGCAGGTTTATCTCCACTAGAGCTACTAGCAAGACAACAAGCTGTTGCTGGTCTTGGTGGTTTTGAACCATTCCTACAACAAAATAGGGATTTAGTAAATCAAGCTATAGCACAATCAAGACGTGCTGAAGAATTACAAGATCCATATTACACACAAGCTGAAGAGATATATAAAGATACTATGGGTGCTTATGATCCTAGTATGACTCAGCAGTTCTATAATCCTTACGAGGATGCAGTAGTACAACAAACTATTGAAGATGTAATGAAAGCTGGTGACAAGCAAGATATTGCTGAAAGAGCTCGTGAAATTAGTGCTGGTGCCTTTGGTGGTAGCAGAGCAAGACTTGGAGCAGAGGAACGTAGACAAGACTTAGGTGAAGGTTTAGCCAAAGCTTTGAGTGGCATTAGACAAACAGGTTATCAAAGTGCACAAGCAACTGGATTAGGTGAGTTTGCAAGACAACAAGCAGCTAAAAGAACTGGAGCTGAAGGGCTTATGGGTATAGGCATTGGCAGAGGAAGTGCTGCATCACAACTAGGATCACAATTAGCTGGGTACGGTAGCCAGATTGGTGGCATAGGTTCAACTCAAGAAGGTCTAAGAGCAGGACAAAGAGGTGAGCTGTCTGGATATGGCGGTGTTGGTAGAGGTATTGCTGAGACTGGTTTAGGTAGAATATTTGAGCAACAAGTTGGACAACAGTACAGACCTATGCAAACACTAGGACAAATTGGCTCTATGCTACCAGGATATCAAGCATCACAAACACAGATTGATTCTGGATATGGTATGCCAACAGATCCAACAGCAGCAGGACTAGGTGCAGCATTTAGTGCCTATGGTGCTTTAGCTCCAAGACAAGAAGGACAAGGCTAATGAACTTTATGAGTCGTAGGATGTTCCAAGCTGGTGGTGGTGCAATTGCATTAGGACCTTATGATATTTTAGACAAAAAAACAGGACAAATAACAACCGTTAGACCTGATTTTATTAACACACCTGGATTTAATCCTTATAAAATTTTGTCAGACTCTTCTTTAGAAAAAGGTCCTGCTGTCCAGGCTATATTACAACAATTCAAAGAAAAAGATGCACCACAGATAGGTCCCTTTCAGATGGGTGAGGACATTGGTACAAACATAGCTGATCTTGGATTTGGTGTAGCTAGAGCTACTGAACCATTTATTCGTGGAGTTTCAAGAGCTGTAGGAGAGATTACAGGTATACAAGGTCTTAAAAACTTTGGTGGCAAACAAAAATTTAGCCCATCAATAGGATTAGGTGGTATAGATTTATTTAAACCTACATACGAAAGTTATGTGCCTACAGATGAAGACAGAGCACGAGGTATGCTTGGTTTAGTAAAAGAAAGAGATGGATCAATACTTGACCCGATTACTGGTGCTATTGATGATTTAACATCTGCAGCGACAGATCGTTCTAGTTTTGATTTTCGTGATGAAGACATGAGAAGTAAAGTAAGTCAAGCTGATTATGACGCTATGCAAACAATGGCACCGACTTTTGATCCATATACAGATCCAATTACTCCCATGTTAGATGAGTTACAACAAGAAAGAATAGATTTAGAAAATAGGTTTGCTGAAGAGGACATACAAAGACCAGCAGATATAAATGTAGATGAAATTACAAGCTTACTAAATGACATAGAAACACCAGGTTTTGATCTAAATAAAACAGAAGCTGATAGTCTTTTAGAAACAACTAATAAGTTTGAAGGCTTATCACCAGATGAATTAAAATTTGAGTTAGATAAAACTAAATTACCAGGCATGGATGCTTTAGATGATCAAAAAGCACAAGTTGCAAAACAAGTTAAAGTAATAAATCAACTAGAGGCAGCAGGAATTGACCCAGATACTTATTTTAACACAGCACGTAATCCTGTATCTAAAAAGCTTAATGAACCAGGATTTTTTGGGTCTGATAGATTCTTAAACTTTATAAGAAATGTTGGAGCTGGTTTAGCAGAGTCAGGTCAAATGGGTCCAGGTCTTGTGTTGGGAGCTGCAAAGGCTGCGGAAGAAAGAGCTGCAAGAGATATAGCTGCTGATGAAAGAAAAGCTGAAATGGATAAACTTATAGCTATAGAAGAAAAGAAAGCTGAAATAGCAGCAGCAGGTGGTCCTGAAACTGCGTTAAAGAAATTGTTAAGAACTAATGCACAAGAAATGAACGCTGATTACAATGAGGTAGTTAGCGGTAGCAATACTTTAAACACTATAAAGAGAGTGAAAGAAATTGTTTTAAATGAAGATACGTCTTCAGTGAAAGCATTTATTGGAGAAATAACAGAGAAAGTAGGTGTATTTTTTGATGTAAATGGTAAGCCTAGTAAAACAGGTAAAAAGTTTGAAGATTTAGAGCCAAGAGTCAGAGCAAAAGTTTTATTAAATAATATTAAACAAGCAAACATTCGTGAAATTCTTGGTGAGTCTGGTAAAACTATATCTAACTTAGACAGACAAATTATTGATGAATTAGTTGGTAGTCTTACATTAGGAACTAATCCTATCGAAGTTCTTGAAACATTATCCTTAACTGAAAGAAGTGTTCTAACTAATATACAAGCAGCACAAAGCAGATTACAAACTAACTTTACTTTTGCAGTAGAAGAGGGTGATTATGGTTTAAGCTTAATTGAAAATAATGATAGTTTAATAAATTATATTGCAGCACTCAGAAAAGATCCTAGTACCTTACCTGTTGGTAAAGATTATTCAAATAAATATGCTGACGTAACTGCAAGAAGAAGAAAAATAACTCTTGCAGAAGAATAATGCAAATATTTGATGTAGAAATTGCTCCAGGTGTTGTAGAAACAGTTGAGGCAAAAAATGCTGATGAAGCAAGAAAGAAAGTTAAAGCCTTGATAGCTCAAGGTGCCATGTCTCCTTTCTATGACGAGCTTTTTTTTGACTATGAAACTGGTGTAGATAATAAAAGGTTAAGAAGAAACTTAGCCATGGCTGAAACGACAGAAGAACAAAACAAAGTTCTTACAAACATCATACAAGCAACACAAAAATCAGATACAGCTTCCGAACAAGATAATATATTAGTTAATGAAGTAGGTG